TATGAAAATTGTTGTGGATGTTTCACAAGTAGTTAGATATTCAAATTATGCTTTTATAATCTCGATGATTTCTATCATAATTTCATTGATTGCTATATATAGGAGCGCAACAAATGTCATATAAAGACACACTAACATTGTACGAAGAGCTGGTTGATTCTGGCGTTTCAGATGCACAGGCAAAAATAGTAGCGCATCAACACGGTGAGTTAGGAGATGAGCTCGCAAATACCTGCAAAGGATTAAGGGAAGATATGCGAGGAATAAAAACAGACTTGAACAATATGGACAAAAAGATGGACCTTACTGTTATTGAATTAAAAACAGAAATGAAATGGATGCGCATTATAGGAGGCGCAATGACATTTGCATTTTTAGCTAACTTCATTAAAGTGTGGATGATGCATTAAATACATAAATAAATTAATAAATTATTATGGTTGACAGCTTTACTTTGCTTCTACATGATTAAAACTGATTAAAAGGGGATCATATGGCACACGACAAAAAGCTTTATTTAAATGAAACTGAAGCCTCATTTCGCTATGGTTATTCTATAGCATGGTTCCAGAGACAGCGCTGGCAGGGAACAGGTCCTTCTTTTATTAAGATATATAACGGCAGAGTTCTATATCCAATTAAAGAAACGGACAAATGGTTTAAAAGCTTTCCCTTAATAAAAAATGAGCGCGAACTTAATAACCAGGATTTAGCACAAGATGTAATATAAATGACTCTCCATGGAAGGATTATAAAATAATGACTCATGCAGAAGCTTTACTAGGTTATAAAAAATTAATAGATGTCATGCTTGAGAATGAATCTCTTGAACAGCATTATGAAAAGTTAAATTGCATAAGAGAAATAATAGTTGAAGAGCTTACAAACCCACGGCCTGAAATGGACCAATATCTGGAACAAGTAATTACATCCATATTATCCCCAATCAAAAAGGAGCTATATTAAAATAAGTTTACAGACTAGGAATTTTAAAGTTAACTTTATAGTTACAAAATAAAAAGGCCAGTTATTACCCTGGCCTTTTTAGGAATCAATCAACTCATGCAACGAGAGAGAAGCTAGAGAAGAAAGAACCTGTACCAAACGATGGACAGATTCTAACCTCTCGTTGTGTGGGTTGTCAACCCCTAATTTGATGAGATAGGAGAATGTCCAAATGTCAGTTGCCAAAAATATAAATTCAATTGATGATTCAAACGCAAAAATAAAAATAAGAAGATTAACTGAGTCGTATTCAATAGTACCTAATTCTTTTGCTCAATCTGAAAAGCTTTCCATGGAGTCAATAGCCGTTGGCGTGTATTTAAACAGCCTTCCAGCCGATTGGATCCCACGGCCTGTTCAAATTCAGAAACATTTCAATTTTGGTGATCGCGTATGGAGAAAGATATCTAAGGAACTCAGAGAGTTTGGATATCTACGATTGGAAAAGGGCGGAAACACAGGGGGCGGCACACATTTGGAGTTCGATATCAGAGGGTTTTACCGAGACGTTCAAAATGAACGGGTACCCATCCCCGAGACGTGCATTCCCGAGACGTTCATTCCCGACACGTTCAAAATGAACGGACATACAAATTACACATCTGTACAAAATAATAATAAAACAACAACAACAGAGCCCCCCGCAACATCAAAAGAGAAGTCAGATGTGCAACCCAACGATTCTGTTGTTTATTTGATTAATAGATTGAGAGACGAAGCTTGTGTGACCGAAAAAGATGCCCATCGTTTTTTGAGCACCTACACCGTTGACCAGATTACTGAAAAGCTATCGATGCTCAAGAAGGCTAAACCCACTACGCCTGCAGCTTGGCTTAGGGTTGCCCTACGTGATGACTTCAAAGAACGTAAGTCACAGCCTTTGACCCTTGTGAGCTCGATAGACGATTCAGATCGTCTCAAGCATATCCAGGAATCTCACCATAAACATTGGCAAGACCGACTTAGTGCATATGAAGCTGCCAAGACCGAAGACCAGATACGCCAACAACAAGACTTATTGAAAAGATATGGACCTCGTAAACGTGACGCTCGTAGCGCGTTGATGTGAACAAAAGCATAGGTTAGGGTAGGGGGAGAATTAAAAATGTCACAGTCGCAAATATTTTCAGGATTATTGACGTGGGTTGTATTAATCCTAGTAATGAAGCTCTTCATCTGTATTGGATAATGCTATACGACGGGTGGACAAGCACATCATCTGTACAGGGGGAAGGGCATGATGTACTTGTGAGAACTAGCATACTTACAAAATTTAGGGTTGACAAGTAATGGAGCATGGATATACATTTACCGTTCTATAAACAACTAGGTATTAAAGTTAGGGTGATTTATGAGCGATATACGTAACTATCCAAACAAGCGTCGAATAGTTTTGGACTTAACGAAAGACGCTAAAACAAGTTTTAAGGCGACTACGGCGTTGAACGATTTGACTATGACAGAGGTTTTAACCGGATTCGTAAATGCCTATTTAGGCCGTGAGCGTTCGAATTTGAACCACATTATTGAACGATATGTGAATAAGGGCGCTATATGAGCAAAAACGAAATAATATTTTTTATGAGGTTTAAGGGCTTTTCAGACGGAGAGGCCATAGCCAAATGGCTTTATGAGAACATAGCAAACTTAGGCGTTAGCCTTAATTTTGAATTTAAAAAGGACTTGTCGGTGAGCTCCTGTGAGATATCCTATGAGACCCTTGCATCTGCACCTTTGTATAAAGAGTTCGCAGATGAATACTCTATTAAGGTTTACGTCGATGAATTCTTAGTTGGGATAAAAACCCCAAATGGGATAACCTTTGGAGTTCAGAAAGAATGTCCATATTGCGCATGTGAGCCTAGGAAATCACGAAACTATCTGATTGAGGAGGGATATGCCCAATGAGTGAAGAAGATATAGATGTAATGCATATTTGCCCAAGTAATTTGTCTGAAGAGGATAAATCGGATATACACACAATAAAATTGTTGGGACATAATTTATATGGGATTCTCGATAAGCTAGGAGAGCGCAGAGAAATCTCACTAGCTAAAACAAGGCTCGAAGAAGCCATCATGTGGGCAGTTAAGGGAATCACTACGAGGAATGCTTGATGAATAAATATGTTGAGATTATTAAACAAGCTCTAGATGAGATTATTTGTGATCCTTTTAATGGAGGACTATTTGATTTAGACGAAGATGAGGTTTTAAAAATAATTGCCGCAGTAGAATTAGCTACAAAGCTAATACGGACATATGCCCCTTTCTCATCATATGCAGATTTTTTTCATGCTCTAGCGCCGGCAATGGATGAAAATGAGCATATTTTAAAAATGGCAGCACGGATACGCGTCTGTAGCGAGCTTAAAATTTGATTATGCCTGTAACTTCTATTACAGGAACTAAAAATATGTTTGGTATGGAGTAAATAAAATGAGTTATAAAGATACGTTGACATTATATGAGGAATTAGTGGCTACGGGCATCCCAGATGCACAGGCGAAAATCATGGCACACCAACAAGGTGCTGTTATCGATGTAATGAACGGAATTGGTTTCAGGCTTGATAAGAGCCTTCAAGAAATGCAGACAACTCTTGCTAAGCATGATACAACGCTTAAATTGATGATGACCTTCGTTGTTTTTATGGCTGCAGCTTTCGTAGCTAATATATTGTTTATTAAATTTGGCTGAGAGTAAATCATGGAGATTGAAATTGATACAGATGACTATCAGCCTTTATATAGTGCAATGTACAAAAAACTACTATATATTTCGGACTTCAATAAAGAACTTATAGATTATTGCATGGAAAGAGATCCAGATTTTTTAACTGTTCTTAGTAATATAAGGATTAAGTTAGACAATGCATATAAGGAGAATTAATAATGCATGAAACAAAAAAGAAAACTCATATCATACCAGATGATAAGGATGTTTTTTTTACGATGCGTCTTAAGCTTACAGATGAAGGTGTCGAAAACGACGTTGAAGTTAATTGTGGATTTATGAGCCATCTTAAACGACATCCTGAAGAGATGGAATATTTTATTGATGAATTCTCAAGAAAGTTCAGAGGTTTTGTAGAGGATGCGGAATGATGGAAAATCAAGATTTTGAAGAAACTATACTTTTGCAGGTTAAAGTTAAGCATATTAGTAAAAACACTATGTGTCATGAAGTAGCATTTAACAAAACTTTTCAACGACACATTAATGAAAATCCGGAATTTGCTGAAGCTTTTTTTAATGAAATGATATGTTATTTAAAAAACCATGCTAAGAGTCATGAATGCGGTGAGGAAAAATAATGAACGATAAAAGCTTTCAGGATTATACGGACAGTGAAAAGCTTGATGTACTATTAGAAGCAGTTGCTAATACTACACTTTTTCTTATGGAAAAATATCCTGATTATGTAAAACAAGTTGATGAAATTCGTGAAAAACATAATAAACAGCTTGTGGAAAAATTAAGCACGGAGCTAACGCATGAAATATTGAAAAAATTTAAGGGTGAAGAATAATGGAAAATAAAGAAGAGCTACCAGTAAGGTTTACTATTGATAATATTGGAGACTTTGACGCTTTACGTATTTATGTGAGAATGGGAAAAGATGGGGTGCGTTACAAGATTGGTATTGAGGGTTGGCTTCAAGGTTATCTTAGTAAATATGATGATGAGCGCAAAGATCTTATTGACGGGCTTATAGATGGGATAAATAAGGCTATAGATGAGGTAAAGGTTAATGGAGAATAAAGAAGAACCAGGAAATAAGCTTTTAGATGCTCTTAATGAGCATGGTGTTGATATAGATGAATTCAAAAGACTGTTAGCATTCATATTTATAATGTTTGGCGAAGAGGTTCCATTTGTTCGTAATCCACATTATATTCTTGAAAAATATGTGAGATATATTAAATTCCCACAGGTCAAAAATGAATATTTATGGGGAATGCATCCAATTTTAAAGGGAAGATTTAACGCATATTGCGAAAAATTTAAAATTAGTAATGATAAGGAAGAAGTTATCGATGAAATGCCCGAAATGTGAACATGAGTTCGATGATGGTTATAATGATCCAGGGTGGACAAGAGAGGATGTTGCAGTAGCTATAGGACGTAACGCTGCCCAAACTGAATTTTTGAACCGATTTACTCGCGCCTCAAAAGACAATGAAAACAAAATTAATGGAAACTAACATGGATAAGATTGATCTCAATATATTCGAAGAAGTTGCAGAAATTGTAGTTAAAATTAATGCCGAAGGTTCTCTACGCGTTCAAACCCTTTTTAATGGAGACTTTAGAGATCATCTTCGAGATAATCCCAATGATCGTAAGAGCTTTACTGATGACTTCTTAGTAGCTCTAAACCGATCCATTGATGAAGATGGTAAACAAATATATCGCTAACTAACTAAATATACCCTGCCCTAACGGTATTTGGCTAAGATCGAAACAGGGCAGGATATCAGCTATTGTAACACATTTGACTCTTATGGCCTATTAACATAACCTGAAAGGAGGTATAAATAAAAGGAGTTTATTATGTCTGTTAAGGTTAATTGCCTTGTTTGTCGTGGCACAAAGCGTGTAGATAAGATTGGAGGTCTTCATACAAAGGAATGCCCAAACTGTAAAGGATTGGGTAAGATTGAAAAGCATCCAATTGAAGATGTCGCAAATGTCGCGGATGTCGCAGAAAAGGCAGAAGACGTTATAGAACCCACTCTTAAATCCAAGGAAGGAAAATCAAAGAATGGCAAAGGAAAGTAAATCAAAGCCAAAGAAAATACCTGTCGCAAAAGTCGCAACTGTCGCAGCAAAAGTAGGCAGGCCTACAAAATTCAATAAAGAAATGGCAGATTTGATTTGTCGCAAAGTCGCAACTACTACTGATGGCCTTAGAAAGATATGTGCGCGCTCACCTGAACTCCCTACTTCAGAGACCATTAGAGAATGGAGGCTCGACTTTCCTACATTTTCTGCCCAATACGCAGAGGCAAAAAGAATACAGGCAGATTTATTGGCTGAGGAGATTCTGGATATATCTGATGACGATACTCATGACGAGATGATTGACGATAATGGAAATGTAAAATTCAATTCAGAATACGTTCAGCGTTCTAGATTGAGAGTGGATAGTAGAAAATGGATTGCTGCTAAGTTAATGCCAAAGGTATATGGCGATAAAGTACAAAACGAAGTTGTAATGAGAACCCAAGAAGATGTGTTAAAGGAACTAACACTACTAAATGAACCTAAATGAATTTCAATTACAAGTACATAAAAAGCTTAAGGAAGACTTTGAGCACTATGCCTATAAATGCCTGAAAATTAGAACAAAAGACGGTGAGGTCACACCCTTTGTAATGAATAAGGCCCAAAAGCATATTCATCAAAAGCTTGAGATGCAAAAAGGACAGACCGGAAAAGTACGTGCACTTATCCTTAAAGGGCGGCAGCAAGGATGCTCAACACTGGTAGGCGGAAGGTTCTATCATAAGACTACTCATAATTTCGGAACTCAATGTTTTATATTGACGCATGCTTTAGATGCTACCAATAACCTATTTAAGATGGCGCAGCGTTTTTATAAAAACACGCCTCAATGCGTTCAACCTTCTATATCAACAAACAACAGCAAAGAGCTTATTTTTGGAAAGCTAGACAGTGGTTATAAGATAGGGACGGCTGAAAACAAAGAGGTAGGGCGCTCAAGTACTATCCAATTATTCCATGGTTCAGAGGTTGCATTCTGGTCGAATGCTACAGAGCATGCTAAGGGAATATTCCAAGCAGTACCGGACGTTCCAGGCACTGAGATAATACTCGAGTCAACCGCTAATGGCGTCGGAAACTTCTTTCATCAGAAATGGCAAGACGCAGAGGCAGGTATAAGCGATTTCATTGCCATATTCGTTCCATGGTTTTGGCAAGATGAATACGCCAAAAGTCTACCTGAGGACTTTTCACTAACCGCCGAAGAAACAGATTTAAAAGAATTATATAACCTTTCTGATGAACAGATATTCTGGCGTCGGCATAAGATTATTGACCTCTCTATCAATGGCCAGAATGGCGAAAAAGCATTCATGCAGGAATACCCGAACAACCCAAATGAAGCTTTCCAGATAACAGGCGAAGACACCTATATTCAATCTGATATTGTCATGAAAGCCAGGAAGGCGGTGGATGTTGAGGCTTTTGGACCGGTTCTAGTGGGTGTAGACCCAGCAAGGTTTGGTGATGATAGGACATCGATTATATTCAGACAAGGTCGAAAAGCTTATAACTTGAGCTCCTATTGCAAGAAGGACACCATGGAGGTAGCTGGAATTGTACATACGATTATTATGGAGCATCACCCAGCCAAGGTCTTTATAGACAGTGGAGGCTTGGGGGCGGGTGTCGTGGATAGACTGAACGAACTAGGTCACTCCAATATTGTAGTTGGGGTAAACGCCGGAAGTTCAGCATTAGATTCTCAGAGGTACTACAATAAAAGAGCAGAGATGTGGGCTATGTGTGCCTTGTGGATCAAAGATGAGCCGTGCAGCATTCCAGACTCTGATTCTCTCCATTCAGACTTATGCGGGGTTCGCTATAGATTCGATAGCAACTCTCGCCTTATTATGGAGAAGAAAGAGGAAATGAAAAAACGAGGCATACGCTCATCGGATGAAGCTGACGCCTTATGTTTGACCTTTGCTCTACCCAGTTCAGCATATGTTGCGAATGAGCAGCCATCGGCAGTTGTAAAAGGATTTATGGACGACTTTAGAGGAAAGCAAGCAGCTTTCAAAAAATCATGGAGATAGATAATGCAGGATGCAGCCGAAAAGTATAAGGATATGCTTAAGCCTATCAAGAAGAATATCCAAGCAAGTCATGCATATTTTCAGAGAAACAATAGAAGATTTCATGAGTTTATGAAGTTTGTGTTTGACACATCATTAACCTCTGACGATATAACAAAGCTTACTACGCTATTAAAACCTACAATCGAGTGCAATATCCTTGAGTCTATGATTTCACGTCTTGTAGAAGAATTTGCAGCCCAGGAGCCTAGCATTGTTGCGCGCGCTGAAGATGGAATTAGAGTCGAAGACATTACACCAGAATATACTAGACTGCTTGATGTCATTTCAAACCACTTAAGACATATATTTAGAGACTCCAATCATGATGCTGTAGGTAAAAAGATTATAAAAGACATGCTCGGGGGTGGCTATTCTGTAGCCCGCGTCTATACTGATTATGTTAATGAAATGTCGTTTGAACAAAACATAAGATGGGAAAAAGTGTTCGATTCAACGTTAACGGGGTTTGACCCATTAGCTCGTGAGTCACACAAAGGGGATGGTTCTTATTGTTTTGAGCTGTACCCAAGGACAAAGGAAGAGTTCGAGGAAGAATATGGCAAGGACGCCGCCAAAGGATTTAATTTTAGTGGAGATGGGTCCATCCAAGGATTCAGATGGTCCTATCTCTCACAGCAACAAAAGATAGTATTAGTAGCGGATTATTATCTTAAAGTTAGAAAGAAAGAAAAAATAGTCAAGCTTTCAAATGGTCATATTGTTCTTAAAAAGCATTATAAGAATTTTTTAGAACTGTGGAATGAACAAAGATTCATAGAACAAGCGCCTATTATCATAGAAGAAAGAAGTACTATGATGGATAGCATAGAGCGGTTCCAAGTCTGTGAAGACCGTATTCTTAAACATGAAAAGACACCCTATAAATTCTTACCTCTTGTTTTCTTTGATGGAAATAGTGCATTTATTCAAGAATTAGCAGACGGTGCAACCTATCAAATGACGCGTCCCGTTGTATATCAAGCCAAAGGTATACAAAAGCTTAAGAATTTTGCAGTGCAAACCATTGCGTGCGAAATTGAAAACATGGTCATGCATAAGTTTATATTAAGCGTTGAATCTATACCAAAAGGCTATGAAGATGCTTATAAAAACGTGCAGTTACCATCTAACATTATTTACAATGCTTATTATAAAGAAGACCCTAATAAGCCTCTTGATCCGCCTAGGGAGGTTCAAAGGACCCAGACACCATCGATTGTAGAAAACATATTTATGGGGACTGACCAAGCTGCACAAACCATATTGGGAAACTATGATAATTTGCCTCAAAACAATGCACAAGATTTATCAGGCAAAGCAATCATGCAGGGAGCTATGCGCTCAAGCTCATCTGCTAGCCCATATCTCTTAGGATATATTGATGGTCTTAACCGCGTGGCTCAAATTGTGTGTGACTTGATACCTAAGTTTTATAGAACGCCAAGAAGCCTTCCTGTGATAGGACCCGATGGTAAACGCTCATATCAGATAATTAACCAGCCTGAAAATGAAGATTCTATAGATATCTACTATGATCCAAATGGGCTTCAGGTAAAAATAGAAGCAGGCGTCAGCAATGAGACTCAAAAGCAAATCGCTATGGAGCAAATCATACGCTTAAGTGCGGCTATTCCTGAATTCGGAAACTTCATTAATACTATGGGGCTTGAAACTATCCTTGATAACCTGGATATCAGGGGCATTGAAAAGATGAAGGAACAAGCTGCCGTTTATATGAAGCAGAAGCAAGAGGAAATGGAGAACCAGAAAGGTGATCCGATGGTTGAAATAGCTGCACAACAAGTTGAAGTCCAAAAGACTCAAGGTGAAATGGCAGCTCAAATCGAGGCTGAAAAAGTCAAACTTAAGGCCGAAAAGGACGAAGGAGACTTAGCGATTCAGAATGCCAAGGTAGCTGTTGAGAAGCAAAAGACAGATATTAAGTTCATGGAAGTAATGCTAAAGGCTAAGGTTATGGAGCAAGAGCTTAATATGGAACAAGAGCGCATCGATAGTGAAAATGCTAGGACTGCGGTTGAATCAGCCTTAGATATTGCAAAGCATCATCATGGGTCAACTATGGATATTGCAAAGCATATGCACAATTCAGAAGTAACTAAGGTTGCTAGAGAAGAGAAAACGATTAGGTAATAGGGTTTAAAATGAAAAGACTTAATGCAAGAGCTAGAAAAGCTATAAGTAAAAGTAAAAATATTGATGCACGTTGTATTCCTGTTCAAACTATTGTTAGGACCGGTAATGGCGTCGCATGGCTTTCTATAGATGATAAGGGATTACCGGTTATAGTATGGAGATAGAAAATGGCAAAATTAACAACCAAAAAGAGAAATGCATTACCTAAGTCTGAATTTGCGGGGCCTGATAGAAGCTACCCGGTTAATGACCGAAGCCACGCTGCAAATGCAAAAGCGCGAGCTTCGCAAATGGAAAGCGCAGGCAAGATTTCTTCAGCTGAGAAAGCAAAGATTTATGCTAAGGCAAACAAAGTCTTAGGAAAAGGAAAGAAGAAAGTTGTAACCCGTAATGTTAAGCCCTAGGAGAGAATGAATGGCTAATTTAAACATGGATAAAGATAGGTCAAAGCCCAAGATGGATAAGCCCGGCAAAGACCATAAGAAGCTATCCTTAAAAGGAATGGATAAGCTACAAAAGGGCAAGCCTGTTGATGATGCGGGTAAAAAGGGAAAGCTTGAGATGAATACAAAGGCGCCTCAAGGTAAGAGTAGGTCAGGTATTGGCGAACATATGAACAAAGCTCCGAGGAACAGAAATGAAAAAGCTAAATGATGCACAACGAAAAAAATTGGCAGCCGAAGGGAAAATATTTCCTGAAGGTCAAACAGGTTCGATGAATGGAAAGAAAGTAATGGCTAAAAAAACCAGGAAATCAAAGTAAGTGTTTTGCTTGCAGAGAAATAAATCTGGGTATATAGTTAATGTAACGGACTAGCACGTTTAAACGCTAGGTTTTTACTCGATACCAAAGGATTTGGTATGGCCACTACACCTAAGTAGGATTTTACCGTCGCACGGGGAATAGCGGATTTATGGAAGAAGAAGCATTGGGTGCCATTGAAACGCCTATGGATGCGCAACAAGAAAAAATGTTGACTGCATCACAGGTAAATGAAATTGTTAAACGGGAAAAAGCCAAAGCCGCTCAAAATGCGCGTGCTGAAACTGAAGCTCGTCTTGCACAACAGATGGGTTCAGTTAATCTGAACTCAGGATTTGATCCAGCTTCTTTGAAAGAAGAGTTAGGAAAAGAAATCTATGGTAAGTTTATGCAAGACTTACAAGAGCATCAGGAGAAAACGCAAAAACAAGAGCAGCAGAAGTATCTAAAAGGTATTGCTGACAAGTACTATCTTAAGATGGGCAAAGGTTCCGAATTATTTGAGGATTTCAATGAAATTCTAGGTGATTTTGAGCCAGACCAGTTTCCCGAAACAGTTATGCTTGCTGCCGAGATGGAGCATACGCCGGAAATCATGTATGAACTGGCGAATAATCCGTCTAAATTGACCGAGATTGAAGTATTAGCGCAACGTTCACCAAAACTTGCGATGAAGCAGCTTGAAAAACTGCAGAATTCTATAGGAAAAAATCTCGAAGCAAAGGCAAATGCTGCAAGTGCGCCTGCCCCTCTTTCTCGCCTTAAATCTAGTTCTGTCGGTGCTGACACTGGCAAAATGTCGATGCGGGATTTGAAAAAGGCGTCTTATTTAAGAGGCTAATCGCTAGACTTTCGGTGTCGCACTAGTTATTAACGAATTAGTGTGGAGAAATTCTATGGCGGTTCCAGCCAATATTTTACAACAGGTTATTACCTATCAACGTTCAGCTTTAGCTTTTTTACAAAACATGAACTGTTTTGTATCAACAGCAAATACTCGTTTTAAAGATTTCGAAAATATGACTGCCAATTTAGGCGATACAGTCAGCTTCGATTTACCACCTCGTATGACTACAACCGCTTCATTGGTTGCTGCATTCCAGCCTGCAGACCAGCGCGTACAAGTCTTGACTTGCCGTAACCCAGTCTCTGTTTCTTATGAATTCACCGCACAACAATTTATTTTCAATGCGGAAGTTTATATGGAAAGATGGGGTGCTGCAGCTACACGTGAAATTGGCGCTACCATTGAAGCAGATATCGCACAAGTTGCGGTTACTGGCACATACCGTTTCTTCGGTGATGGTGTTAACCCAATCAATAGCTTCACTCAGCTTGCACAAGGCTTAGCGCTATTTAGAAACTTTGGTTCAGTTTTGAATCAACGTGCTAAGGGCTACTTATCCGATATCGCTATACCTCAAATCATCGGCTCAGGCTTAAATCAATTTGCTCCTAAGCGAAATGATGAAATTGCTATGAGCTGGGAAGTGGGTGAGTTCGATAATTGCGATTGGTATCGTTCAAATCTATTGCCAATTCATATCGCAGGAACTGAAGGTCAACAGGGTTCAGTATTAACGGTTGTATCATTTACAACAAATGGTGAACAGGGCGCTATAGATAGTATTACTTTTAGTGGTACTTTTGCAGCCAATGACCCTAACTCTGTATTGCAATATGATAAGTTCCAATTCAATGACGGGGTTGCTGGGTTACCAAACTTACGCTTCCGTACCTTTGTGGGGCATATTGTCTCCGCCAGCCCTGTACAATTTGCAGCAATTGCAAATGCCACAAGCACAGGTGGTAATCAGGTTACCGTGTTCGTTAATCCGTTCCTGCAATCTCTACCAACAAACAACCAAAACCTTTCATCCGCCATTCAGGTAGGTATGCAGGTTTCTGTGTTGCCATCACATAGAGCAGGATTGATTACATCAGGTGATCCATTGTTTATCGCAATGCCACAATTACCTGACCAAAGTCCGTTCTATACCGGAAACGAATACGATGCTGATACCGGCGTTTCAATTCGTATGACGTATGGTGCTCAGTTTGCACAAAATGCGATGGGTATGGTTCACGATGCTATATGGGGCAAGACGCTTGTGCCTGAATATGCAATATCGGTTATTTTCCCACTTTAATTAACTTGTGGGGTGTAAAAGCCCCACTTAATAGAGGATAAATTTATGGCTTTATTACCTAATACCCCTGTCGTAAACAAAGGATTGTTGTATGTTAACGGTCTTTCATTATTCTGGGTTGATAATACGCACTTACTTATTGGAACTGGGCAAGCAAGAGACAGTACCGATATTAATGACATTTCACTTACAACCTCAGTAACTATTAATGCCGCTGTTCGTGGTCTTAATGGTTTAGATGTTGGTGCCGCTGGTGCTCTTGCATTCAACACATTGTACTCAGTATATGTTGTTGGAAGCTCGAACTTTAATGACCCAACTGCTCCACAATACCTTCCAGGAGGCGGATTGCTTGCATTAGCATCAAAGGCTGCTCCTACGCTACCTGGCGAATATGATATGTATAGAAGAATTGGAACTGTCTTAACCGATGGTGCCGGTAACATTCTTGCATTCGAACAAGTCGGTACAGGTGGCGCACGTCGCATGTGGTATGACGCTGCACAAGCTGCATTAGCTGGCGGCGTTTCTGCAGCTTATGTTGCTGTTCCATTAGGCGCATCAGTTCCTGCTCAAAACACAGAAGTTACACTTAACTTTGCATACACACCTACGGCTGCAGGTAACTTAGCAAACCTAAGGCTTACAGGCTCAACAAATGCAGACGGTAATGTAATTATCAGCGGTGCAGTTGCAGGCGTTTTGCAAGAAGTACAGGTAGTTTGCCCTTGTGCATTGGTAGCAGGAGTTCCAAATATCGACTATAAAGCAGTCGGTTCTTTGACACTTACGGTTGCTGCTTACCTTGACCAACTATAAGGGGTTAAATTATGGCATATCCCGCCAATCAATTGATATCTGAAGCTTTCTATGTTTCTGGCATAGTATCTCGTGGATTTCAACAGGTGGCGGGAGACCAGGTTTCAACCGGCCTTCTAGTGCTCAATGAAATATTAACTGATTCAGTGGTTGATATTGGCAAAATCCCATATTTTACTGACAACTATTCCTTTCATGCTGTAGCCGGACAAGAGAAATACTTTATTCCCGGTATGGCCCAGATGGAAACGCTTACATTTTATATAGATAGCGTTCGATTCCAAATGGAAAAAGACCAAAGAGATTATTATTTTGGCCGAGGTCGAGCTGAGAACACCTCGGCCCTCCCTTTTGACTGGCATACCGAATTAACATTGGGGGGAATGAATCTATTTATTTACTTTTTCCCAGACCAAAACTTCCCGATGGTTGCCACAGGCCTATTTTCTTTAAACACTGTTAGCCTATATCAAGATTTACTAGGCTCAAACGTTATGGCAAATCTTGGCACATTCGCAGTTACAGGTGCCGGAACCATTGGCCAGAATGAGCTAGTGATTAATGGCGTAGACTTAATGGGATCGTATCCCACACAGCTTGCACTTATTAATCACATCAATACGGGTGTAATACCTAATATTACCGCATCTACTATCGGTACTGATTTTGTGTTGACAGGCCCTCCAAGTGCCATGATTGTTATCTCAACCATTGGTACAGCATCATTTGTCAACAATATAACCTTTTCAGGATTTAGCCTGCTTAATGGGCCACAAAATCAAAACTTCCGCTCTACAGCTTATGACCAGTTTTATATTAATTACTTGAAATATGCTCTAGCTGAGCGATTATGCACGAACTATAACTTTGCAGTACCTGATATGGTCGAAAAGCAACTGTTGCGATATGACCAACTAATTGAGAAAAGAGCTAGTGCAGTTGATATGAGTATGTACAAGGTATCAACTCTTGGTGGGCGCAATAGTGTGAATTACGGGCAGGTCAACTTTGGGAAAGGCTGGACTGCAGCCTAAGGTAGTGTAATTAAATGAGAGTAACTCCGAAAGCAAGGAAAGAAGCTATTAATGTCGTGGGCGGCTCTAATTTTTCTCGATATCAAAAAATAAGTACAGAAAAAACAATCAATATGTTCATAACCGATAATTGGTTGGTAAATACAGCTGGTTATGTTAGAATATTGCAATTGCTCGCCTCTGGAAGTGGGCGTGGAGCGCATGTTAGCATTCGTGGGAACATATTGATTGTCGTAATCAACGCATCAGTATTTTCAATAGATTCAAATCTAACTCCAACATTGGTTGGAATGCTAGCAACACAAGCGGGCGAAGTATTTATAGATGAAAACTTAAATTCACAAATAGGGATAGTGGATGGGCTTAATTTCTATATTTATAATTATACTTTACCTCCTGCTATTGTTGTACAAACTGGGCTAGGCACTTTAATCCCTAATTTTATCGAATACCACAACACATTCTTTCTATTAGGAAATGCTAATCGTACGACAAATGGTGCTGCCTGGTATGTTTACCAGTTTGCCACACCGACTACTGTTACGCAATTAGCACAACTTGCCTTACAAACAAAGCCCGATTATGCCCAAGCAGTGGTTCGTTTGCCAGGGCAGGGAAATAACGTGCTTGTATTAGGTACGGCAGTAGGTGAAATCTGGACTCAAGTTCCAGGTTTAGAAGTGTATAGACGTAACTCCACTATAAATATTGACTATGGAGTTGCATCAATATCTACCATTGCACGATCGGATAGATATGTAGCATGGCTTGGAATAAATGAATCCAATGCCCCCGTTATTATGGTTTATTCTGGGCAAGGTGCTAAGCCTATTTCAACAGATGGCATAGATTATCAATTGTCTCAGGTAAACTTCCCTGGACAATCTACCGCTATGCTTTATAGGCAAGATGGACATTTGTTTTACCAGTTAACATTTTTTAATGCTGCAGATAACTTCACAATCCTATATGATTTCGATACAGAAACCTTTTTTAACCTTGCGGATTTTCAGTTAAACTATCATCCCGCGCGTGACTTTGTTTATTTTAATGGCAATACCTATTTTATATCTTTGAATAATGCATCCCTTTATCAATCATCAACCAACTACACAACCTACAATGAAAATCTGCCATCGGCGCCTGTCCAGAATCCGGACATTGACCATGAAATACAGCGCATAAGAATCTGCAATACCATTGCGGCCGATGGGGGCGTTCAGTTCCGCGTTAACTCATTTTATATGACTATTGAGCAAGGATATGATGTAAATATTTCAGGCGCTTCATTATTGAACAATGAAAACTTATTAATAACCGAAGACTTGTTTGCGCCTCCTGATGATGTGATTATAACTGAAGGGGGAATACCTATGGGAGATGAACTAAGTGGAGCAGGTATTGGAATGGGTGATTTACCACCACCATACATTCCTCGGGTGGATTGTAGCGTTTCTAGAGATGGCGGTATTACTTGGTCTAATACGGTTTCACGACCATTAAACCCTATTGGGCTTCGTCAAAATATCATGGATTGGGAAAATATGGGAATGGCCAACTACTTTACTATTAAGTTAAGGTTTTGGGGAACATCGCGCTTCGTTGTCTATAATGGATATGTGGAGCTGTTTTAATGAAAATACCAACCTATATTAAGCAGGAAAATCAGGAAAACTACCATGAAGAGCTAAATCAGACTCTAAATGATAACTTTTCTGATAATGGGTGGACTGGGCCACCGTCATTAACAACCGCACAAATTACTCAGTTGGTTGCAGGCCCTCCAGCATTACCGGTGCCTACATTTTGGTACAACTCAACTCTGGACAAGCTACAATTTCTCGGTGCAGGCGGTTTAGTTCAGACAATAACGAGCGTTTAAGGAGATAGATTATGCCAGGATGGGCGATACCAGCGGCACTTGGGGCAGCACAGTTTTTTGGAAACAGGCGATCAAGAAAATCTGCAGAGCGAAGTAATCAAAGGGGCGTAAATGAAGCTCGGGGATACCTGAATCAAATTGAACCTGTAGCTCGCGGAACATTTGAACCTTATATGCGTGGAGGTTATGAAGCAGAGGCCACACTACCTAGCAGATATCAGGGCATGTATGATGAGTATGCTAATAATGAGACTCCGGAACAATATAGCGAGATGGCCGACGACCCCATGGAATTTATAAATAAAATAATGCGCGGATATTCTCCTTCTGAAGGATATAAATATAAAGAGAAACGCATGACAGATGCTGCACGAGCTGCAGGTGCTGCAGGAGGTTTTGCGGGTACAGAATTAGATAGAGAAAGTCAGGCCGATATGATTAAAGGTTTGCTTGGTGGTGATATACAAGAATTCCTAAATAATGTTCTAGGGGCTCAAAAGTATGGATTAGAAGGCGGGGAGCGATATAACGAACGTAATATGCTAGGTAAAGAGCGCGCAAGAGCGCTTGGTGCTGCAAGCCTAGAACAAAGGGCTAATCGTGGTTATATGGCAGCATCAGATTTAGCCAATATACTAGGGAGCAACTTAGGACAACAGGCTGGACTTGGAATTATGGGTAATAGACAATCCCAAACAATTAGAAATGAAGCTAATCGTAATAATATGGATATGTTTGGCCGAATGATGGATATGTACCAAGGCGGCTCATTTGGAAACATGAAAATGCCATTTGGGCGATAATGGATATGAGGGATAGTATATGCCAATAACAACTTATAATTTTGCTGGTATTGAGCCATTAACCGGTAATGTTTCAGACCTTAGCACAGCTCTTGCAGCCTATATGGCTCAGAAAAAACAGAGGCTTGAAAATGAGAGTCAGGCAGCAAGGACTGAAGGCCAAGGTTACGAAAATCTTTATTCTAAAGCTCGCGGAAAATATGCAGAACCTCTGGTCCAAAGTGAAATAGAGCGCAATAAATCAGAAGGCGCAAAAAGGGCACTTGAACTTGCATTATTAGAAAAGTTTGGCGGAAAAGAAAAAGAATCAGAAATAAATTATAGAAATGCCCAGACTAAATATTACAATGAAGGTGGTGGGCTAGGCCGAAATGGATTATCACAAAGTGCTAGAGTATGGTCTTCTGCGCCTGCAAATATTAAAGAAGAAATGATTGCACAGGCAAGAGGTATTCTTGGTCCTAAATATGATGATAATTTTATAATGAATCATTTATATGGTGGTGGAACCATGGATGACTTTAGGGAGATTGCTTCACAAGAGGGGAGAGACCCTAATACTAATGAAAAGATATATTCAACTACGGCCGCAGGTAGAAACACATTACAACAACAAGAAGGTTCTTTAGCTGAGCTTGGCGTATTAGAAGATGAAATAACAAAAGGCATGGAGAAATATGGCGGTAACGTATTTTTAGGTTATTCATGGCCCCAAGTTGTTGATCAGATAAAGGGCGAAAGTGATGAAGAGCAAGGAAAATTCTTAGCAGCCCGTGCATTACAAATAGAAGCTGCAGGTGCTAGAACAAGAATTGCAGGTGGAAGTAATGCTGCAGAAGCATTAAAAGAAATGAGAGAAAATTCTTTATCTGAAATTAAGATAGTTAGGCCTTTGGTGTCACAAAAAGCGTGGACAATCGCTCAACAAGAAATTAATAGAACATTAAAAAAAGCACTTCATGCTAAAAGCAAATACTTAAAAGGACAAACAACAAGTAAAGAACTTTATGGTGATGAAGAAAAAGCGGATATTATTAGGGCGCAAAATCCAGATGGAACTTCAAACTATACTGATGATGATTTATATAGAATTATAGGTGGTGCACAATGAGCTTATCAAGAGAACAAGCTATTGAAGAATTAAAACGCCGCGGTTTGCCTGTTCCTGGAAATAATAATCAATCTGAAAATAGTACTTTCCAATCGCCTAAAAAAACAATATCTCGAGAACAAGCTATTGCAGAGTTAAAAAGAAGAGGATTGCCAGTACCAGGTGAAGATACAGGGTTTGCGGGTGTAGGTAAGGACATTTGGCAGGGCGCTAAAGAAGTTCCTGGCGCATTATGGAATGCGGCTAAAGCTTTACCTTCAGAAGCCTATGGAGCTGGAAAACAGATCTTTACTGAACCTGTTAGGATTGGTCAAAATTTAGTGCATGGACTAGCTAAGTTAGGACATGGCGTATTAAACACACCGGCTAATATTGCAGAATACGCAGCAAAAAAAGAATTCATACCAAAAGAATATGCAGCTATGGTTCCTCGTCAAGAAGAGCATGATTTTGCACAAATACTTGGTATGGGAAAACAAAAGCCTGGAGATGCATTAATGAGTGGCCTTGTAGAATACATGCCATATTTGTTAGGGGGAGAAGGAGGCTTAGCTACAGGATTACCTAGAACAGGGCAAAGAATGGCAGCCGCTGGAACACATGCGATTGCACAAAATGAAAATCCTGTCACAGCTGCATTGTCCGCTGGCGCACTTGAAGGAGCAGCAAGGGGAGTTGGATCTATCGCAGATACGGTTTCTTCTGGGAAAACTCTTGCTTCAAATATGATAAAAGCTGCAAATCCAGAAAAATTGGCGGAAAAAATATCCATTACAGATAAAAATGCCATTCGGGAAGCATTTTCAAAAAGATATGATGAACTTTTTCAAAAAGCAGGAGAAGCGGGGATTAAGGATATAACACCTCCAAAGGTCGATATTGAAAGAATTGTTAAGCATACTACAAAGGATGAATCTCATGCATTAAGTAAGTTTTTACAAAAGCCAACCCTTAAAAGAGCGCATGAAGCAGATAAGGATTTGGGTAAAGCAATTAGAAGGCTTGAAAAGATTAATAAGTCTTCAGGGCTAAGTACCCCAAAACTAAAAGCTCTAGAAGCAGCTAAAAAGGCTCAAAATAAAATACAAAAATCGATTAAGCAAGAATTTAAGGCCAAAGGAAAACC